ACTATTAATGACGGGATAGCAAACGGAAAGAAGCTACCTATCAGTGAGGTCATCAATAGCGAAGAGAAGATTAAGAGAGACATGAAGCTGAATGATGGGGACATGTCCTTTATCAGCAGTGACGATGTTGATTACGATTGGATTGAGCAGTATGTGGATGGCAAGATACCCCTAGGTCTTAGCACAGGAAACCAATTCATGGATGAGAACTTCGTATTCAAAAAGGAGTTCGTTATGATTAATGGTCACAGCAATATCGGTAAGACAACCTTTGCGCTGTGGATGATGGTGGCAAGTTCAATGCATCACAACTGGAGGTGGGTAATCTACAGCTCAGAGAACCGCTCTGCTGCCGTGAAGATGAAGCTGGTTCAGTTTGCGCTGAATAAGAAGATTGGTAGCACCACACACATCGAACGTAAAAAAGCTAGGGACTGGGTTGAGAAGCACTTCGTTGTAATCGACAACAGCAAGACCTACAGCTACATGGACATCATCCTGTTCTGTGAGAAGGTGCACAGGCAGAACCCGATTGACGGATTGTTTGTAGACCCATACAACAGCCTAAAGATTGAGATGAGTGCCAACCGTGGTGTCGGGCCACACGAGTACCACTATGAAGCTGCCTCAGAGTTCTTGACCTTCAGCAACAACATGGATGTAGCTGTATGGGTAAACGCCCACAGCATTACAGAGAGTCAACGTAGAAAAGGCGATGACGGTTTGCAGGTTGCTCCTTACGCTGAGGACACTGAGCATGGAGGTAAGTGGGTGAATCGCAGTGACTGTTTCATCACACTACACAGAAAGATTCAACACCCTGATGTTCTACAGCGCAGGTGTATTGAGATGCACGTTCGTAAAGTTCGGGAGGTGGACACGGGTGGTAAGCCAACACCCTATGCACAGCCAATGATGTTTGAGTTAAACTCAACGCAGAGTGGATTCTCTATGCACGCTCCCAACCAAAAGCTATTCACATCTCTTGGTGAACAACTTGTTGGCAAACAAGAGCACTTCTAACCGTACCTTTTAGGGTATGGCTAAACGCCGGAAAAACTTAACGAGACCAACAAAGGGAAGGAAACGCAAAGACCTCAGTAGAGGTTCAGTGAAACTGAAGTCAACTCTTGAGACCTATTGTTACGATAGGTTGAAAGAATCAAAGATTGATTTTGGATATGAGAGCGAGACATTTCAGTTAATGGACTCGTTTAGGTATCCCGGAGTTTATCATAAGTCTACGAGGGGTAAGGACGTTATGACGGATGCGACAAACAAGGTGGTGCTTTCGATTAAGTACACACCAGACTTTGTTAGCCACGAGAATCGTTTCATTATTGAGACGAAGGGTTGGGTTCCATCACAACATACTTTTCCCTTAAGGTGGAAGCTGTTTCTGAAGTACATGTCAGACAACGACATGGATGACTACATGCTTTTCATCCCTAAAAACAAAAAGCAGATAGATGCCGCGATAACAATCATACTGAACCACATCAATGGAGAAGCAAAAACTTAGTCAGCTTTACAGCTACTGTACTCAAGAGATACAGAGGTTGACTACGGAGCTGTACGAGCAGCTTCACGACAACAAGGGTGCACCAGTCACGAACTGGGAGCAAACGCTTGACGACGTAAGAAAGTACAAGAAACTAGTAATCTTGGAGCTTGAAGCAATGAAGCACGCTCTTAGGGAATACATAGAAGAATCAGATGCCGAGCAGCTTCCGTAAAGACCTTGAGTTCGGCAATAGGATAGAGCTTGCTTGGATGAACTTCATGGGGGACAAAACCCTAAAGACATACGAGCAGTCAAAGGGTAAGGAACCCGGATGGGATATCGTTGAGTTAAACGACAAGGTTTACTTCGAGGTCAAGTGGGATACCAAATCATCGGCAGCTTGGTCTTCATACGGAACCCGTAGAGACCCCACTGGTAACTTGTTTATCGAGTACGTAAACCCAAGTGCGGATAAAGACAGTGGAATTCGAGCGTCAATTTCAAAGTACTGGGTCTATGTGGTTAAGTACGCACCCAATTCTTTAGTTGATGAGAATAGTTTCGGTGACTACAAAGCTCATGCACATCTATTCAATCGCGAAGCCCTACTAAAATTCTGTGAGTCAAGCAACTTAAATACACGCGACACAAAGAGAGATGTAGGTAAAGGCATGCCGGTAAATGCTCGTGGTTGGATTCTCCCTTGGGACATTGTTAATGAATCGAAAAAAGACAGCGGATGGTTGGCTGTTTATGACATCTCTGACTATCTTTCTCTTCCGATTTTAACACAATGAAAAAGATTATTAACAAAGAGTTTGGCGTTCTTCATGAGGCCATCGAAAGCATTCTTCATGTTGAGCTGATTACAACATGCCGAAACAGAGAGAATGTAAATGCCCGTATGATTTTCTCCAAGATTTTACTGGACAAGGGCTACACTACGGTGGCTATTGCTGAGTACTTGGGTAAGACCCACTGCACTATCGTTCATTACAAGAAACGATTCGACGGATACATTCTGAATGATAAAAGACTGAAGGATTCTTACGAAAGCGCAAAGGCGGTGTACTTCGGTAGCTTTGACCCAGTGTTTGACATGAGCAACAAAGAACTCAAGGACGAGGTGTTCAACCTCAGAAAAACAATCAAGTCACTAGAGAATGATGTCACCGAAGCGAAGGAATACCTGCGCGAAGTGAAAGAGAAGTACGTGTGGAAGGGTGGGTTTGATGGGATACAGGAATTGCTGCATCAAAAGTGTCCGATTGGAGAAGAGACGAATGTACAACACGCCCTTAATAGTTACTTAAATGGATTACGCTACTAAAGACCTTGATAAAGTTCTGGGTTTCAAGACTTGGACAGACAGACAAAAGATGGACGAACTCCTTAGGATGGACTGTGCTTTGCACTGCGCCCTAGGAACGGATTCAACAAAAGCTGAGCGGGAGGCCGTTAGAAGAGAGTCGCGAAAGATTTACAAAGCAATCAAGACGTTTGATGAGCAGAACGGGGAGATGTTCTTACGAGTAATGGATTTGAAATGAAGACACGACCCACTAAAGAGTTTATCGCTGGTCTCAACAAGTTCAAAAGGGACTATCTTATTGAGGTGTTGGCAGAGAACGATGCGCTACTAGCTGATGGCTTCGAGGAAGCTTTGGTTGGTCACACGCAAGGAGGAAACATCGTAGCTGTGTACGATTACGACACTTGTGTTTCAGTCCTAATCCATAGAGACGGTATGACGATTGAGGATGCTGTTGAGTTCATGGAGTTCAATGTCGTTGGTTCATACGTCGGAGAAAAGACTCCCGTGTTTATCTCGTATGGTTGAGCTCTCGGTAACAACGGGAATGATTCTTCGTGCAGAGCAGCGTGCAGAAGAAATGGGTGCACTGAACAATAGTATTACCGAGGGAGAAGCAAACCTAGAAGCTTTCATTGCAGAGCAGGCGGTGTCAGAGCATCTTAAGCAGAGGATTGAAGACACCTACGATTACGATTTGTTTTGGGCACCACATGGCCACGTCCTTACAGCTGACATCAAGACCAAGCGAAGAACTAAGCTGCCGTCTCCCCACTTCGATTGCCACATTGCAGACACTAGCCTGCATCAAGAATGCGATACATACATCTTCGCATCCATAGTCAAGACGGATAAGAAATTCAGAGTTTGGGCGTTGGGTTGGATAACCAAGAAGGATTTCCTCGGCAAAGCCAAACGTGTACGCAAGGGAGACAGAGACGGAGCCTTTGTTGAGCACGTTGACGCTTACAAATGCAAGGTGTCAGAGCTCTGGCGAATGCCATAAAGATGTATATTGCATTGCGTTACGCCGGATAGTGCATAACGAATTTTGGTTACCTTTCAGACCCCTGCTCTTCGGAGTGGGGGTTTTGTTAGCCACTACAGGACTCGCAGTCCTCTGGGCTTTCGATGTTGCAGGTGATTTCCCCCGATTCAATCTTGTCTTCTGACTCTTTAAGTTTCTTAGGGTCAAGGAAGCTGATATCAAATTCTTCTTCTCTCATTTTGCTCTAGATTTTTCAATGGTTCGTCCTGCAAAGTAAGCACCAAATGATGTAAGCATAAGTATCTCAAGGAGAGACACGTAGCTGTCCTTCACATTGAATGGAAGGTTATCCATAGAGTCTAGAACCATGGTCATTACAAACATTACCATCAATGCAATAAGCGTCACCGGTCTGATGTACTTAGCAAGCTTCACATCGCTACTCATGTCAGCCTTCCAACGCTCGGTCACATTGTTTTGGTAAGCAATCTCTGCATCAACACGAGCCTTGGCTTCCTCTGGTGAAATACTCGGCTCCTTGTCAAGCAAGTTCTTAACCATGCCAAGTGCTCCGCTATTAGGAAGCAAGTCTCCTACAGTACTTAAGACATTGGGTGCGGCTTTGGCAAGCCACTTACCTAACCCGGTGTCTTTGATTTTCTTTTTATCATCCATCATAATCAGTGTATGTGATTGTACATTCCTCACACTCCAATGCAGCTGCGATAAGAGGGTAAACTCTTTTGTATGCTGTGGTTGAGCCCCCGACAAATCCAGTGGACGAAATGTTTTCTGTCTGGGTATTGCCAAGCAAGAGGCACCCACTAGTATCGTCCTCATCGTTACCGCAATGAATCAGGATGTGCTTGAAGTTAGGTACATCTAATACCTCAAGCATTCCCTTGTGCATTTCACCAAACCTTTTGGTGTATCTGTCGTGGTATCCACCCCAAGTCTTCAGCCTTAGCTTGTATGTTCCCGCAGGGATTCGGGTCTCATGCATGACCTTCTCTTTTCTATCTTCGTCCTCAAGGGTGAAGCAAAGAAACTCACGGAACTCTGTCCCGTTGCTCACATCAAACAACAGCCCCAGCGTGTCCCGCTCTTGGCTGCTAAACCTCATTACTTCTAGTTTCATTCTTCTACGGATTCTATGTACTGCTCCTCAACATAGAACGAAGGTCTAACGATGGCCAGATAAGAGTCAATGAATGTCTTGAACTTTTCAAACTCTTGCGGCTCCATGTCTTGACTCTTCCCTCTGAGGTAGGCGTAGTAATCTCTAGCGTTCTTAAGTTGCTTAGGTAGCTTTCGAGCCTCTCTGATGTATGACTTGTACTCCTCTGGGTATTCATCCTTCATCACCTGCTCCGCCACCAATGGCTTGACAGAAGAGCGGAAGCTGTCAGCGGCACGCTTCTTATCAAACACAGATTCTTTGTCTTCGATGACCTTCATGATTCTCTCCTCACCTATGACTTCTCCCTCAAGGTTGTTGCCATACTTTTCTGCGATAACCTCGTATGCAGCAAGAGCCTCTTCGTTGGAAAGTCTTCTGTCCCTTGGCAGGTTGTCCAAGTCACGAACCAGAACGTCAATCTCTTTACTAGACAGCCCAAACATCTGACCAGCAAACAAAAATGTCTTCATGTAGTAGTGTAACTCCATTGCCTCTTTGTCTTCTGGTCTAACGAAGTACTCCGTCCCGTTGCTCGACACCACGCGGTTCGGTGGTAGCGCAAGGTTTTCCGCAACCGTTCTAGCATCGTCAAGGAAGTCTCCATACGGGCCAAGGAATCTAGTGAACCCTTGAGTTACATCCTTCGGGGCAGACTTGTAGTACATCGGAGCACCCTTGCCTAGCCTTGTCCATCTTTCGTATCCATCATCATCACCTAAATCAAAATCACCTTCCATCATTACATCGTAGGGATAGAAGAGGAACCTGTTTAAAGCACCCTTGACTTGATTGTCAAAGATTCCCATTGGCGGGAGCGGATTCGCATCGACAACCACCTGAGATAAAATGTCTCTCCATCTCGAATCTTTTGGCATCTCCTCTTCTTCGTCGTCGATAAACATACTGGAGATTGCAGGAATCAAAACCTTTCCGATGTAGGTAAAAAGAGTAAGCTCAGCAGCGTGCCCAAGCATAGCAATACCACCCTCTTTTTTGGCTTGCGCATCACCCTTGTAGATTCTCATTGCATCCGACGAGATGCTTCGCTTCTTGTTTACGGCGAATCTTGAGAACGGAAGAAGAATGTTTTGTGCGAGGTAGGCAATGATAGATTTCACACCTTTCTCCTGCATGTATAAATCAGCCGCCTCTCTTGGAGTAGAT